GACTACAATGAAGGTGTTAATAATTCTGCTAATGTAAATACTGGAAACTTTCAATGGCTTAATGGTGTAAAAGATACGCAAGTAATATTTTATCCAGATCCAAAAGGTAGATTTAATGTAAGTTGGTTTCCACAAAGTCACTTACAAAATAAAATAATAATTAAAAACGGTATTAAATACCCTGGTAATGAGCACATGGGTGCTTTTGGTTGTGATAGTTATGATATTAGTGGTACTGTAGATGGTAAAGGATCAAACGGTGCTTTACATGGATTAACTAAGTTTAGCATGGAAGATGCACCGCCAAATCACTTTTTTGTAGAATATATATCAAGACCACAAACGGCTGAGATATTTTTTGAAGATGTTTTAATGGCTTTAGTTTTTTACGGTATGCCGTTACTTGCAGAGAATAACAAACCAAGATTATTATATCATTTAAGAAGAAGAGGATATAGAGGTTATAGTATGAACAGACCAGATAAAGTTTGGAATAAATTATCTACATCAGAAAAAGAAATAGGTGGTATACCAAACTCAAGTGAAGATATAAAACAAGCTCATGCCGCAGCTATAGAGATGTATATACAGCAACATGTTGGTCATTTAAATGATGGTGTTTATGGTAATATATACTTTAATAAAACACTTAATGACTGGGCTAAGTTTGATATTACAAAAAGAACAAAGTTTGATGCTAGTATAAGTTCTGGACTTGCTATTATGGCTTGTAATAGAAATTTATATGCACCAAATATAAAAATAGAAAAACCTAAACTAAATATAAGTATTGCTAAATATAAAAACACAGGTAATACTTCTAAAATAATAAAATAACAGATGGCAAATTACATAAATAATTATTTTCCTAGTCAAGTTGTAAGTGATGCTGAAAAACTTAGTTATGACTACGGTTTAAAAGTTGCAAAAGCCATAGAGCACGAGTGGTTTAATAAAGACCAAGGTATTAATAGATACCAAAAACACTATAATGATTTTCATAGATTAAGATTATATGCTGAAGGTAATCAATCAATACAAAAATATAAGGATGAGTTATCTATAAATGGTGATTTGTCCTATTTAAATTTAGACTGGACACCAGTTCCTATAGTACCTAAATTTGTAGATATAGTAGTTAATGGTATGGCAGATAGATCTTATGATATAAAAGCTTATTCTCAAGATCCATATGGTATAGAAAAAAGAACACAGTACATGCAGTCTATATTAGACGATATGAATACTAAAGAAATGAACGACTTTGTTCAGCAAAATTTTAATATTAATCTTTACGAAAACGATCCAACAACATTACCAAATACACAAGAAGAATTAGAGTTGCATATGCAGTTAACGTATAAGCAAGCTGTTGAAATAGCTGAAGAGCAAGCTATAAATGTTTTAATGGATGGTAATAGATATGCTTTAACAAGAAAAAGATTTTATAGAGATTTAACAGTACTTGGTATTGGTGCTGTTAAAACTAGCTTTAATACATCTGAAGGCGCTACAATAGAATATGTAGATCCTGCTGATTTAGTTTATTCTTACACAGAGTCACCATATTTTGATGATATATATTATGTAGGTGAAATAAAAACAATACCTATAAATGAATTAGCTAAACAATACCCACATTTAGAACAATCAGATTTAGAAGAAATAATACAAAATAGATCTTTATACACTAACAACTCATATAAAAATGCTAGTAGTTATGACGAGTTTGATAATAATAAAGTTCAAGTTTTATATTTTAATTATAAAACATATATGAACGAAGTTTATAAGATAAAACAAACTTCTACTGGCGCTGAAAAAGCTATAGAAAAAGATGATACTTTTAATCCACCAGAAAATATGGAAGGTGGTTTTACAAGATTAGATAGAGTTATAGAGGTGCTTTATGAAGGAGCAATGGTTGTAGGTACAAATAAGCTTTTACAATGGGGTATGGCTAAAAATATGATGAGACCTAAAAGCGATTATACTAAAGTTAAAATGAACTATAGTGTAGTTGCGCCTCGTATGTATAAAGGAAACATTGACTCTTTAGTTAAACGTATTACAGGGTTTGCTGATATGATACAGCTCACTCATTTAAAATTACAGCAAGTAATGTCTCGTATGATACCTGATGGTGTTTATTTAGATGCAGACGGACTTGCTGAAATAGATTTAGGTAATGGCACAAACTATAATCCACAAGAAGCGTTAAACATGTTTTTCCAAACTGGTTCTGTAATTGGTAGATCATTTACTCAAGATGGTGATTTAAATCCTGGTAAAGTACCAATACAAGAAATAACTTCTGGTAGTGGTGGTAATAAAATACAAGCACTTATAGGTAACTATAACTATTACTTACAGATGATTAGAGATGTAACCGGTTTAAATGAAGCTAGAGATGGTAGCA